TTGGGACTCCGCTGTGGCTTGTCTGGTGTCGCTGTCTGTAGGTAAAGCTCCTCCTACCGAAGAATATCGGATAGGAAGCTCAGCCATTTACTTTATTCCTCCACCCCAGTTATTGGGAGGCTGCATAGCGTTCTGCATCGTTGTCATGTCTCCACCAGCTGGTGCGGAAGAACCTGCAGGAAGAGCTAGTTGCTGCATCTTGATGATGAGCTGAGGGTCTGATAGTCCCCTCGCCTTCTCATCATCCTTACCTATACCAGCAGTGGTTCTACTGGCAGGCTTCTCTACAGGAGGACTTGCTACTGGCTGCTCTTGACTCCACTCACGAGAGAGGTAAGGCATAGCCTTCTTTACATCATCCAAGAATGCCATTATGCTAATCCTCCAGCAGCGAGAGCTGCATCTACAATTGTAGGCTCCAGTGTACTCTGGTTCTTTATCAAGCTAATTAGTGCTACCTTCTGCCTGAGCTGGTCATTCCTATTCATACGAAGAATGTTATCTACATACTTGCGAATAGGTACTCCACCTAACGAACTGGGCACTCCAGCCGCATCAAGAGCTATAAGAATGTTAGACATTGCGTCTTCAGGTGCTCGAGCTCCACCAAAGATACCGAACGAGGTTGCTGTCTTGAGAGTATTGTCATCAAGAATAGTCGGCAAGGTCGTCTTAGAGATTCGCTGGAATATAGCTGCTTCCTTGGCGTCATTGAAGATGTACGGAGAAATAGCTTCGACCTGATAGCCGCCTGTTGCATGATAGGCTTTGCTAAGGAAATCAGTATACGCCTTGGTAATCTCATCCTGTGGGTCTTTACCATTGAGAGAAGCCCACTGAGCAATACGACTTGCCTGGCCACTACCAATGAACCTGTTCCAGAGCTTCTGCTCTACGAAGTCAAGGTAGGCGGAATTCTGAGGAGCATTCTGTACTGCAGCAGCTTGTGCGTTCTGAGGAGCTTCTCCTAATGCTGTCTGGGGAAGAGTGGAAGTAGTAGTAATCTGATTGCCTAAGACATTGATAGGCTCACCAGCAGCTACTGACGGAGCAGCTTGTGCTACGAGCTTAGCAGCGGCAGGTACTCCACCTTCGAGATTGGCGACAATAGGAGTAATGATACTATGGACTTCATCCAACGATTTGGCAAGTCCAATCTTCTGTGCAAGAGCAGATAGGTCTTCTGGGTCAAGTCGCATAGCCGCTCGAGCGAGTACATTGCTAATGGTCTTAGACGCACCACCAACTACAGCACCACCAAGAGTAGCAGTAAGGAATCGAGCCCAAGCATTCGGGTCAGCGGGGTCATCAATGACTCCCTTGAGCTGACTACCACCAGCGGCTGCTCCACCAACTGCACTGCCCAATCCACTAAGAGCGAGCTTAGCAGCAGTATCAGAGCCTCTCTGAATACCAGCGCCTGCCAAAGAACTTTCAGCTCGAACATCACCCTTCTGTAGGAGTGACTTGAGCGGATAGTCGGCTTTCATCTGAGTCCATTCGGTAGGTGTAATACCAGCTGTAGCACGAGCCTGCTCATCAAGAGAGTCTCTCATTGCTCGAGCTATGGTCTTTACCTCGGGATTAGCGGTATCACTAAACGCTACAGAAGCAAGGTACGCTCTCTTACCAGCAAGACCAGGAGTAGCGTCAAGCTGTGCAGCTAATGACTGAAGTTCAGAATCTCCAGTAATCTTCACACGAGGATTTATTGCCTGACGAGCATCAAGACGACTCATAGCTGCAACAGCATCAGGGTCAGCCTTAGTACGAGCGAGAAGGTCATCAAGAGAAGTTAGAGGAGAACCTTCCTCGGCTGCAGTAGTCCATGCGTCAGACCAGTTATTCCAGTCACGACGAATACTACCGACATAATCCTCCATAAGAGGTTCTCGGAAGAGTTGCTTGTCACGAACTTCCTCAGCAGCATTCTTCATGAAGTCTTCAAGCTTCTCAGGATTGCCGCCCATGTAATTCGTTGCCTGTGCTCTCAAGTCACGAGGACTAATGTCCGCTCTCTTGAGCATAGTCTTTGACCCCCACTTACGAAGGTCAGTAAGAGCTTCAGGAAGACGCTCAGCTGCTTGACTAAGGCCATAGCCCAATCCGCCAGCTGCAGCACCACCTGCGATATCAACCAATCCAGCATTAGCGTCTTGCTGTCCCGTAAGCATACGAGGCACAGCCTGCTCAGAACCAGCTAAGGCTCCGCGAGCTAATGAAGTAAGAAGTGTGGGTTTAGCAGCACCTGCAGCAACCTCTCCTACGGTAGGAGCACCTTTGACTATGTCCCCAGCCTTCGTAAGAGCACCAGCAATACCAGCACCCTCTTGCAGACCAGAAGCAGCTCGTCCTAAGCCCACCAACTCAGCAGCTTTGCCTGCTCCCTTGAAGAGAGCACCGCCTGTTGGCAGGAAAGCTCCACCAATGTCTCCAACCGTTGTAGAGAACTTGTACTTATTGCGCAAGGCATCAATGGCATTAGAGACATCAGGCGCAAAGGTCTTAGCTGCCCAACCAGGAATGCCGAATAACGCGCTGTTTCCCATAGAATACAGCGTAGTTAGAGCTGGACCGGTGATATCATTGTTCGCCCACTGAGGAATATTGTCGTCAACTGAGAGGTTTGATGGCGCGGCAGCAGGAGAACTGGCGGGAGTAGGTGCAGCTTTCGGGGCAGGAGTAGCCATAGCGTCCAAATAATGAGCCATTAGCTTCTGGCTATTCGTGGTAGGTGAGGTATTATTCAATAAAGACGCGAGATACGCTTGATATTCCGTGTTAGTCATGGTACTTCCTTAGGGATTTGTGCCGTAAATAGCTCCGCGGTCTACTGTTGGCCTGAATCCTGTGTAGTTTCCGCCATAGGTATTGGCAGCCATCTGAGCTTTAAGTAACTCATACTGCTTCTCAAGCTCCTGAGCTCGCAGAGCTCGGTCAAGAGCGTTCTGATTTGCTGTGAAAGCCTGAGCATTAGCCGCTTGATTAGCCTGAAATCCATATCCCAAGTTAGCCTGATTGGCCTCAAAGCCCTGCATAGCAAGGAGTTTCTGCGTCTCTCTATCAGCTAACATGTTCTGTAAGCGCATCTCGAAGTCTCGTTCCTCTGCTAACTCAGTCTTTCTCTGTTCAGCAGCCTTAGCAGTCTTGAGGGCTTCCATCTTCTGGTTGTACATTCGAGGCTCATTACCTGCCAAAGCAGCTCCCCAAATCTCAATAGCGTCCCAGAAATCCATTCGGTCGGCTTTCTTACCGAACTTATCCTCAAGCCATGACTTGAAGGATGACGCTGTCTGGCCAGCAGGAGCAGTACCAGAAGCATTGAGAGGTACATTTGCAGCTGCATTACGAGTAAGAGTATCTGATGCCAAGCGGTCTTCTGGCGTCATACTCGCTGCTAACTCACGGCCAGCTGTCATATATGAAGGAAGTCCCGTGTCTTCCCCACCTGTAGGGGGAGTGCCCACATCAGTATAGTTAGCCGTGGGAACATTAGTAGGTGTAGGTGTAGCCTGTACTGCAGCCGCGGTGTCAGCATTCAAGGCAATGTTGGACGCCTCAGCGGGGCGATTAGCCTTCCAGGCAGCATAGGTAGCAGGATTACCTTTGACCAATCGGGCTTTATAGTCAGGAGTTGCGTTGGCTCCCGTGTACTTTACTGCCGGAAGACTACCTAAAGCACCTGATTGCGACTGGCTATACATGTAATCGGTAAAGGCATCAAGGTCCTGTGGAGATACTTGTTCAGTGGGAGTAGCAGGAGGAGCTTTAGCTGGCTCTGGTTTCTTTCCGTAGACTTCAGGATGAGCATCAATCTCAGCTTGAGCTGCAGCAGGGTCACTATATATCTTTACTCCACCATCACCCGTAGCTACCGGTTGAACGGGAGCCTGTGGTGTATTAGCTGCCTTAGCGGCTTCTTGGTCTTCAAGAGGTAGGGCCATTTACTTATCTCCTTTCTTAGTAAGCTCAAGCTTGCGCACTCGTTCGTTGAGCATCTTTATCATAGCAAGGTCAGATAGTGCGACCTGATTACCATCAATTCTCTTTAGACCATCAGGGCCGGCTGCTACAGAAGCTTTGAGCGGGCTCTTCTCTACATCCTGAGCAACAACACCAACTCGTTTACCCGGTGCTTCACCGGTATTAGCCTTGTACTGATAGGATACAGCCTTTATGTTCTTGAGAATGTCGTCCAAGTTATGAGAACCTTCTTCTTTGATTCCCATCTTAGCTCGCTTATCAGATAGCGCACCAGCTATACCGGCAATACCTTGCATCATAGCACCAGCTCCAGCAGCAGCATTGGTGCTAGCACCCTGAAGAGCGGACGTAGCACTAGTATTCTGACCTGCAGAAGCAGCAGTACCCGACATACCTGCCATACCTTGACCTGCAGCTTGTGCGGCTTGAGAAGCTAAAGAAGCCTGCTGAGACGCAGCACTCTGTTGACCAGCTGTCTGAGCCTGTATAATAGCTGCTGCTTGCTGTTGTGCTGCAAGTTCCGCATTAGCTCCAGACATACCAACCTGAGCTCCTGCCATAGCAGCATTAGCACCCTGCATACCGAGTTGTGTACCAGCCATAGCTGCATTGGCGCCTTGCATACCGACTTGAGCACCAGAAATACCCAACTGACCTTGCTGAGCTCCTAAAGCGCCCTGAGATACACCCAAAGCTCCCTGAGCTTGTCCTGCTGACGTTAGAGCAGAACCAACATTCTGCTGAGCTGAAATCTGCTGAGCACCAATACCAGCACCAGCCTGAGCTGCAGACAACTGACGATTGAGAGCAGTCTGTTGTGCATTAGTATAGGTATCTGTTATGTTCTGCTGAGCAGCCATTGCGGCTTGTGCTCTATTCAAGCCCGCGTTCCTAAGAAGACGAGTCTGATTACGAACAGCAGCTTGTGTAGCCTGTTCAGCGGCATTACCTGCAGCATACTTAGACTCATACTCGTTAGCGGTACTGCTGACCTGATTAGCGTTTATGTTCTGTAGCTGACTAACACCCTGATTGATTGTTCCATAACCGGCATTAGCAGCATTGATACCTTGCTGTATAGTGCTCATACCGAGATTAGCGGCATTAGCACCCATATTACCCCAACCCTCTGCTCTTGAGCCTGCAGCTGCTCCCTGATTACCCCAATCCTGAGCGGCTAATCCAGCAGCGTACCCTTGATTACCCCAGTTCTGAGCTGCTTGACCAGCGGCAGCTGCTCCCGTGGCATACTGACCCATATTAGCATAGCCTTGTGCGGCTTGACCAATAGCGTTAGTATAGTTAGCTGCCAGAGCTCCTTGCTGAGCGTACATGTTAGAGAACATGCCCTTAGCCTGATTGGCATAGTCTTGATACTGCTGCCAAGCTTGTGCGTTCTGGGCCTGCTGTTGCTGAGCAGCAGAAACCTGAAGCTTCTGATTCTCAGTAGCACGCTGAGCGGCGTTGTATCCAGTAATCTCTCCAACGAAATTACCTACGCCTGAAGCAACAGACTTTACTCCATTCCACAAATTACCAAAGAATCCCATTACATCGCTCCTTGTGGGGCTGCAGGACCTGCACTAACCATGGGCTTGCCAATAGGTCGAACCGGTACTGTTGCTGGTGCAGGAATAGCTGGCGTAGCAACGGGGGCTACAGGAGCTGGAGCTACCAGAGGAGCAGCAACAGCGGGAGCTATTTGAGGTGCTGCGACTGCAGGTGCCTGAGGAACAGTTTGTGCTTGCTGTGCAGCAGCAGCTTCAGTAGGAATAGGCTGATTCTTCTGCGGAGTCTTCTGGGGAACTCCACGAACCGGAAGTGCCGTCGGTTCTTTACCCTGTAAAGCTGCTCCCGTCTTGTTCAAGACATTAGCCCACTGAGGAGCTCCGTTGGGTCCTGCAGCATTCATATTCTTATACATGTTCTGTAGAAATCCAGCTTTCTTAGCAGGACCAGTTGCCTGCTGAGGCGCATCTTCTCTATCAATGTTTGCTCTCATCTTCAATCTCCTGTCAATAAGATAGCTTAGCGACTTGCTGCAATTACAGCAGGGCCGTCAACTGCAATACTCCATGTCGCATCAATTAGTATTACCTTCGTGTTGGAGGACAACCCAACTGATGCGCCTAATACCCTTTGTACTTCTGGTTGTACACGAATACGGGCCTGCCCGACATTAGACCACATGGCTACTCCGTCTCCTACTAACGCAAGATTAGCCGCGTCTGTTGAGTAGGGAATAATAGTCCACGCTTGATTAGAGTCATAGTGATTCTCTTGGTCTATACAAGACATACTACCCGTAACGGATACATTGCTAGTAGGCGTAGTGTCTGTCTTGAGTGTCATGACTACGTTCTGTAGAATAGCACGCTGATTCTTACCAAAGCCGAAGGTACCAGACTTCCAGATTAGAGGCTGCACTGCATTGTTGCTATAACGATGATTGTCTGGCTTGTAGCTATACTTGTACAGTACGAATGCCGTCTTAGCAACGTTCTGCCCGCCGACTAGCCAAATACCTTCTGTAGTAGGATACAGCGCAATAGGAGGTGTACCTAGAGGAAGAGAAGCTGTAGGAACTCGGGAAATAACCCCGTCTCTAATGAATAGCAGGTTATCAGTCAATACCATACCAATGGTATTCTCATACGCAGAGAAGCCCGCACTGAGAATCTCACCTAAGCGATTGAGTCTCATGTCCTTGGTTAGTTCTCGTTCACCAGTATAGGTATACAGAGAATTGTCGAAGTCACTACGGAAGTAAATCTTGGTAGGTGTCTCCGCAATCTCTACCAAGCCAGGGCCTTGTGCTACTGGTTGTACTCCCGTAAGAGTTCCACTGGTATCCGTTAGCAATGCCTGTATGACTTGTGAATTGTAGACATACTGAGTACCAAACAACGGGAAGGACTTCCATTGTCCTTTGAGTTCATTGCCGGCTTTATAGCCGTCATAGAACGGATTACGAATCAAAGTCTTATAGGCGGCCACATCATACGCTATAGAATCATCATAAATGAATCCCATAGGAATAGGCAGCAAGAACTCATTGATGTAATCAGATGTCTGATTCGGGTCTACGAAAGTACCCAGGGTAATCAAGTCACACGATTGTAGGTAATTGAGATTGAGGTATATCTGCGCTGCAGGAGCCTCAAAGTCAGAAGTAAGGTTCTGTGATACGCGAGCTCCTACCGGCTTGATGATGATGTCGTCTCGGCAATTGAGAATGGTCTTCTCTCCAATGGATACGCCCGGAGCAATAGACGAACTGACATCAGATATGATTCGGGCTGTGTCTCTAGAGCCATTGACTACATACTGTGCGTAGATGATGGCGCGACCATTGAAGTCGTTAGAGCCTAAGTGAAGCTTCATAGCATCCGTATCAATGATGTTCATAGGAGAGATGGTGTCAATCTTATACAGATTGCGGTCGAGCTTCTGTACTCCGCCACCAGTCAATCCAATAGTAACCATATAGAAGGACGACAGGTACTTGTACACTATAGTCGTTGCTACATAGTCAGGGCCATTGTAGAAGTCAGTAATGCGCGGTAGGTAATAGGGGTCAACCTCACCAACAGCTGTTAGCAATTGTCCTAGCTGGTCAGGATAGCCTAATGACAGGAATGACGGAAGTCCATTGACGAATCCGAATCGTACTTCCAGTCCAGCCGGTGTTCTATGTAGAATGCCATAGCTTGCTATCGTATAGTCGGCTTTGTTGTCAACATCATAAGTGACTAACGGAATCTCCCAGACACCACCGCTGACCTTAGACAACTGCATAGTCTCAATACCAGATGGATTGCTAATATCGTCAGCAACGCCATTCCAGATAAGGTGTGTAGTGTCTGTTGCTCCTAACGCATCAGTAACATTAGCTACTTGCTCGGCGTAGTTATAGGAATACAACTGAGACATGTTCGTATTGGCGTTAGTAAGCCAAGTAGTATTAGCGTAGTTGTCTTTGATAGGGAAGGATTCGCCGTAGAAGTCTGGCCCAGGAGTCCAACAATTGACAAAGTCAAGAGTAGTAGTTGCCGCCCTGATAGCGTTGCTAATAGGAACTCCGGTATTGGTATTGGTAGAAGTAAAGCCGGCTGTAAAGTCGAATTCAAGAGCACAAATACCTGTATTCGTAATGATTATAGGCTTAGCTGCGGTAACCCAGCTCATTCCATCACTGGCACCAAAGCCATAACTCGCCATGGAGCCGCCGCCCCACAATAGAGAGGAGTAGGTACTATTAGGATTAGGTAGATTGCCCATGTCTGAGGGTAGATTGCCGCCGCCACTATAGCTTCGATAGTTAGCATAGGAGATTCCCTGTAGACCTATAACTAACTTGTCCCATTGACCACCAAAGTAATTAGGACCATTAGGAACAGTATACTCTACCGCTTGAACACCAGCTCCATACATCTGTCGATTGAGAGACTCTGCAGAAAGCACATAGGTATTGACGGGGGCCATAGATGCTAAGGGATGCGGAGTTAGGGCGTTACCGTAATTGATATACTGGACATTGGTGAAGGTAAAGTAAGCGTTTCGGTCGACATCCACTTGGTCGGAGTGAAATGCGGTGATGCCAATGTACGGAGTAGTAGTCTGGAAAGCCACATTGACAGTACCTTGATTGATAGCTACCGGAACATCAGGTCGACCACCATACAATAGATTCTGTACGAAGGAAGCGCCTTGAAGAGTTATTCCACTATACGCCAAGGGAACACCGAGATTGACTACCGGCTGTAATGATGCCACTTCATTGACAAAGGCAATATTCAATAGCTCATAACAACCTGATACCTGATTAGCGTGTAGGCCGACTACGGAGTTCGGAGAAGTAGCTATGACATCATTGACACCGCTAATAGGCGCAGGAGTACGAGTAATTGACCACCGGCTAATAGTAGTTGCTAATGCATTGGTGGTAGTGGGTCCTGCATTGACAGTCATGTCCCAGGGAGACTGTCCAATATAGACATTGGAGTAGTTGGTTCCATTGAGAGCGCTAGTAAGAATAACGGAGCCGTTGTTAGCTAAGAGAATAGAACTATTAGCATTAGCTCCACCAGGAATGTTGATAGTAGCTGTGCCTAGGTAGTTGTTAGTAATACCGCCGTCTCGCTCAATGCCCTGGAAGTCAATAGCTGGCGCAGGCTCTCCAAAGGTGAAGATGTCTTCGTCAATAGTAGTGACGTTGTAGGACTGCTTGAGGTCAATAGGTATCTGTTGTGGATTCTGTCCTGCTGCCATGTATTATCTCCAAGGAGCAGAAGCGGTGTATACGTTCTGCCAAGCTTCATACTGATAGTCATCACGAAGAAGAGACTGCTCATAGCGAGTCCAGAGCTCTGCTCTACGAGCGTCTAAGCCGCTAGCATCAATGGACTGCTTACGCTTATAGTCAATTGCCATACTGTATGAGAGAATCTCAGGTGCTAGAGCTGTAGGGTAGGGAATCTCAGTGCTAGTAGCGGTGTTAGCGGGTGGGACTACAATGCCCGTAATGTCGTCTGTAGTAAAGGTATACGGCACCGGATAGTAGTTGATTCGTATGTCAGAGCCTAGATACGAACCAGCTGACGGACCAACAATCCACAATTGCTTATTCTGCATACGGTAGCTAGGGTCGGAGTTACTAGCATTACGCTGTCTAAGAGTAAACTTGCGCATAGTCTGCCACTTACCTGACTGTAGGTAGTCTACCGTTCGGAGCTTATAGAAGTTGGTGGGGAAGTTGAAGTACCACTCATAGGCACTTGTGGAACTAGGAATAGCGGAACTCCACGGATACACTAGCTGTGTAGAGAAGAAGTCATCATTCTTCTGGGTAATGAGCTCATATGAATCGCGATATGCTTCATTGAGAGAGGCTAGTTCCTCTCGTTGTTTGATAAACTGAGTGCCTTGTAGGTCCGCGAGGTCACGAGACCTAAGGATTACATCTGCAACTGTCATTGATAACTCTCCTCAATAATATAGCTTACGGCTCTTGCTTGGACATAAAGAAAGGGCGGCCAACCTGTTATAGTTAGTCGCCCTTTAGGATTAGAGTCTAGTTTATGCTATCACTCAGTAGGCTGTAGGCTCATGCAAAGCGAACGACTGCATGATGGGCAGGATTGGGGAGCATGAACTGAGCGAACATCTGGAGCGTGACTGCAATACCAGGACCATCGTCAGTGTCTACCGGGTTAGTGGTAAGCATGTCGTTGATGAGGAACTGATACTGGGTCGGAGGCTCAGACTGAGCAGAAGCCTCAGGAGCGCCAGGCATGTTGTCAGAAACACCATCCTCCATCTGCTCTTCGTTGTTGGTCAAGCAGAGGAACTTGATTCCACTCTCATCAAGGACGTACGCAGTGCCCTGTGGGCAATACGGGTCATCAATGGAGTACTTGAGGAAGTTCGTGGAGAACGACCACTCAAGAGAACCAAAGCCAGTAACAGCTGTGGTGTTCTTGCCAGCATCAGAGCCCTGAGTCATCTGCCAGGCGTTCTGGGTGGCAGCAATCTCGGCCATGACGGACTGGAAGTCAACGTCGTTGAAGACGATGAGGTTAGGAACTCCACCATTGCGGCGAACAGCACGAATAGCTGTGGTGATGTTGTCCTTCTTCTTGTCACCATTGACGCCCTGGACGAAGGAACCGGCAAGACGAGTTGGGTACACTGCGCGGTTGACGCCGAAGAACGGAATGCCAATATAGGTGGACCAAACTGCGCCCTGACGACCATTGACAGTCGGGAGCCAAGCTGCGAGACCAGAAGGAAGAAGAGGAGCCTTATTAGCAGCGCGGCAACCATACAACATAACCATAGTGGAAGCGTTGACAGTTACACCGTTAGCAATAGGCGGAGAAATCGTGATGTTAGCAGAACCATCAACAGCTGCGCTATTGACGTCTACAGACACGATGTTATGATAGCCATTGGCAGACGAAGCAAGAGCATTACCAGTTACGGGGTCTGCGCTATCAAGGAAGTAAATCTGGCTGTTGATGTCAACCGTAATAGCGGCGCGGCCATCAATAGTAAGAACCGTAGCGTTAGCTGCAGCGCCAGACGTAGTAAGACCAGCCTCACCACAACCAGTTCCGAAGAGGGAAGCTGCAAGAGTCTTGCGAAGAGCTTCATTAGAGGCAAAGGCCTTCTCAGCGAGAACCGTCATGTAAGCACCCTTGTACTCCTTAGAGGCAAGGTACTCCTTCGGGCTGATAGTAAATACTGAGAACATCTGAGCAGCAGTAACCTGTGCTTCAACGTTCTTAGGTCCATCCGCGGCGGCTGCAAGAGCCTTGCGGTAATCACCAGCTACGGCACCAGTTCGGGCGTACATCATCGGAAGCGGGTAGTATTTACCACCGAACTTCTGACGCTGAATCTTCCTGAGTGTCGGGCTGTTGCGGAATAGAAGGTTCTCAACCCTCTGGTTGTCGTACCAAACCTTAAGGATGGCCAGTACGTTTGGTCCAAAATCTGCCATCATTGTCTCCTTTAGACTGACGTAGTTCTAGCTGCCTTTAGCTTAGCAGCGGTTCGCCTGATACCCTCAATGTCTGGGCCGGCCATAGTCTTCTCAATAGTTACTTCAGTGGGCGGTAGCTCTGCAGTTACAGGTGCTTCCTCAGGGATTGGCTCTTCCTCGGAAGGAGCCGCACTCTGAATACCACGAATCTTATTCATCTTGTCTGCTAGGGACTGATGAAGCTGATTGATGGTATTGGTTTCATACTCTGGAGTGTAGTCCGGGCCCTCACGAATCTCAGAGATGATATTGACCAGGTCTTCCATAAGGTCAGACCCATCAATCTCCTTCACTGATTCCGCGAATGGCTGGAACATCTCTCCGTACTTGCTCAAGGACTCCTGCTGAATAGCATAGCGCGTCCTAGCATCAAGTACATTCTTTAGACCTGAAACCAAGTCATCGACCTGTGACTGAAGTGCCTGCACCATCTGAGCTAACACTTCCATTCCATTACCAACAGCTACCATGTAATCTTTGACTTCATCCTGAATAAGCGCCCTATCAGCCGCCTCATCAGGATTACCGCTTGGCTCTGTTGACATGGAAGGAGGTGTTCCACCACCCGCAGCACCTAACAAAGAACTCAGCAATGCTTTGGTCTGCTCTGGCGATAGTGCGTCAATGTTCATCATTCATGCACTCCTCTGTAGTCATCGTTCATTATATATAGCTCACAAACCTAGTGAGCAAACGACGCTACTTCCTAATTAGTATCACATCTGCGGAGCTAAAGGAACTGCGTTATTAGCTGGTGCCATAGGATTAGGCCCTACCATAGGCTGGGGCGCTTGTCCTTGACTCATATCTGCTGATGCTTGGTCAACAGGAGTAGCTCCGGCTTGGCCTACAGCAGGCTCCGCTGCCATCTGTTCAATACCTTTCTGCATAGCCAAGGTCCTAACCATAAGCTGCTCAAGCCTCTTGATAATCTTTGGGTCTTCGTTGTTAGCGTCAAGCTGCTTCATATACAAAGCGGTCTGTCTAAGCAACTCGTCAAAGTTGACAACCTCAAAGAAGTCATAATTCTCGTCTTCAACGGCTCTCTCAATAACTCTCTGACAATAGTCATACTCAGCGGTGGCAGCAGAGAATGCATCCTGCAAATCAGGAAGCTCCAACAGGGAGGCAGCTTGTCCTGGTTGAATCATCTGCATCTTCATAAGCTGTTGGACCTGTTCAAGCTTAATTGACGGGTCTTTGCTCAAAGAGGAGGACGCGCTGAACTGAATAGTCATAAGAGACCTCTGCTCCTTGATGTCCTTCCAGTTGATGCTATTGTCTCTCTTGAGTGTAGCGGGCAATACCGGCAGCTTCTCAGGGAATATCTCAATAACTAGCTTGGCAATGTCTACCAAGAAATGCTCATAATTCATAACATCTACGTTATGACGGTCGGACTCAACGTCTTCATAGGTCTCAAGGGCAACGCCAGAATTCAATCCTGCGGGCTTCTTACTTACGGCAGAGAGCTCGCTGATACCTTGTAGGCTATACATGCGGGTCTGCATACCATCCAATAGGCGTGTCCACTCAGGGTCAATAGGCGGAGGAGTAGCGACGGTAGGCGCAGGACCACCTTCTGCCTTATACTGGACTACCAAGCCCGCTTCGTTGCTAAGCTTAGTCTCTTTGACACCTATACCTTCAGGAAGGAATGTGACATTGAAGGGGGCATTTCTGGTAGCAGCGTCAATACGCTTAGACACTCTATCAACGAAGAGCTGTTGCGTATACATATCGGTAGCCATAGACGTTGACTGGAATCCCTTGATAGGGCGATTATACCACATAATAAGGAAGGGTGGGATATCCGACTGTAGCTCAGTCTCTTCAATAAGAATAGTCTTGAAGAACTTATACTTGCGCTTGTTATACAAGTCGAAGTAAATAGTGTAATCACCTTTGAGGGTGGGGTTTACCTCTAGAAGCTTCTTGATTTCGTCTAACTTCATAGCGGCAGGAGGCAAAGCTATAGCTGGGTATTGCTTGCGGTAATACATGCAACGACTAAGCTTGCCAAAGTTATACTCGGCAGCGTCTACATAGTACTCCCACGGATTTACTACGGTAGCATTAGTAGATTCATCATCAATGTACAGACAACCATACTCAAAGATGAGGGCGTTACGATATACATAAGCGGCCTTCTCATATATCTTCTGGTCGTCAAAGTAGGCGTCAAAGTAATCCAATGCCTGTCGACAGACCTTTCTAGTCTTGAAGGTGCCATTGACGGGATTGAAGAATGGGCGCACTTTAAGCTGTGAAAGCTTAGATACCTTAGTATCAATAGCGGACTTGATAACGTTGAGAACAGTATCCGGTTCATTAGACTGGTTACTGGTATTATCACCGCCTTGACTAACGTCAGCCCAATACGTCATAGGTGCGGTGTAGAGCTCCCAAATACTATCTCTACGGCTTCCGTTGGTATAGTATCTGTTGAAGTCTCTAATGTAGCGAGCTTCACGAACTGACAGCTTAGTATACAACCAGCTGATATCAGTCCTGATGTTATCCAAGCGGTCTGGGGATGTTGGTTTCATTACTCAATCTCCTTAGTAATAGGTGCCGACAGATGACCTACGGGAATTCACCTTGCCGTCGGACTTACCTATGATAATAGAGTTACCATTATTGAGCTTGAACTCAACATAGCTCCCCTCTTGTGCTTTGCTAAGAATGTCTTCAATCAGATTATAGTCAACAGTAAGCGCGGTGAGAATGTTCTCACGATTCTTATTATCTTCCATCATACAATCAAAGAGCCACGTAGCTAGTTTCTTTCTCACGGTCATTTCTTATCCTCCTGAGGATTAGCATACTTCCATATAGGGCGCATAGCATACAACAGAGCGTCGGACACGTCGGGGTGGAATGCATCATCATCTATTTCACGAATGATATGCTCGTCCTCGTCTCTCTTCCATAGAATAGAATTAGTCTCGGTATCGAAAGCACCACCCTTAGGCATACGCAATCTGGCTACTCTAACGTCTTCTTGAAGCATATCTATAGCGAGGTCCTTATTCTGTTTAATGGCGTTGACTATAGGTAATGCATACGTAGTACGCAAGTCAGCTGAAATCTTAGCTCCGCCGCCACCATAGTCTGCATAAATAAGGAAATCATTATTGTCTACCGCAGTCTTGAACAGCGGAATAGTCTTGTATAACTTGTCAAGGCCTTGTCTAACGGCGGCAGCTACCTCAGCAACTCCCGTATGATTCTGTTTATACTCATGCAGTATCCAGCGTTCTGGGGAGCTATCCGAATAGGCAACAATGACAAATCCGTCAGAATCAGAGAATCCGTAGTCTAATCCACCGGTAAAGTGAATGTCTTGCAGAGTATGGGCGGGCTTTCTATCGTCCCACTGGTCAGTTCGGGGAACAAAGTCCGTGCAACGATGCATCTTGACCCAATCCTCAAACTGGGAGAACTCATAGTAATTTCTGTCCGACGGAACATAAACTCGAGCTTCCTTGTCGTAGACAAACTCACCCAAGTACTCTCTCTGGAAGCGTGGGCTATCTTCAGTAAGGTTCTCATCAGCTCGAATCTTCTCAAAGGACCTTTCTGTCTCAGGAATATGGATATTTCGTTCCATAGTCCAATGAAGCTTCAGGATGTCGGGGTTAGTAGTCTTCCACCACTCTTCCCATTTAGTTCCTTCTGCACGGGAAGGAGTGCCAGATAGAATCAACTGGCTATCAGAATAATCCCTAAGGGCCGGAGCTATAATGTCTTGTACGAGATAGCCGACATACTTGATAGACTGAACCTCATCAATAAAGGCTCCCAAGTATTTATTACCGCGAAGCTTATCAACTTGGTCAATAGTGTCTGAGCCAGAAATTCCCAATGAACAACCAGTACTTACTTCAATGACTCCTTCTGCAGAGCGAGCTTTATAGGTCACCCCGGACAAGTCTAGCAGGTCTATAATGTAATTCCATATGTTCTTATGAGCCTGAGCGAAGGTCTTAGTAATGTAATACACCGACCCTGAAGTATGGGTAAGGGCCATATCAACCATCTTAGCGGCAATAGCAAAGGTCTTACCACTACGACGACCGCACAACATATACATCTTTCTCTTCTTAGAGAGAAGAAGCTGTAGCTGTTCGTCAAAGAGTTTACCTTGTACCTTGAAGCGGCCAAAGTCTATGTCGTTATCATTTCTCTTATTAGCGTCAGGCTCCATCATATACGGGAGGCCGTCTACTCTCTCATAAATAAACTTGACGAACTTGAAGTCTTTATGAGTGATAGCCTCCTCCCAAGCCACCTCTGCAAGTCGTTGCTTACGGGGAACAGTGCGCTGCTCACCGGTAGTAGAATCAATAACAACTATAGAGGTGCTGCCCATCTGTCTAAGGAATTCATTCAGAGATATCTCATTAGGCGTTCGGCCTTTAGGGTTGCCGCTTACTCCCTTGACAAACCAAGAGGGATTAGTCTTCTCCTCCTTCTTCCTAGGCTTCTTAGCTTTAGGCGTAGATGGGGAGTCCGCCGTGATTTCAGGAATATTGGTTGTATCCTCATCCATAATAACAAACTCCTTCATTAGTTATAGCTCATTCTGAAGCAGTTTCAGTGCTTCTACATGAACATAGAAGAAGCGACGAGGCATAAGGTCCTTCGTCGCTTCTATTCCTTTACGGAAACGAGTAATAGGAGTACGTGCGCGAGAATGAACTACTGCTTCACCAAAGCGAGCCATAAATTCTCTCTCATACTCTCCCAAATCTTCATACATAGCCTGTAACTTCAATTCATTCTCATACTCATCATCACCATAGAAGACCACTACTGCTGCAATATCTTCTTCTCCCTCATCAGGAAACTGGCAATGGCGCTGATTGAAGGTCTTGTCCCCATAGTTGAACAAGGTGCCTATTACCATAAGGTATATGTAATTACGCACATGTTCCATCTCGAAGGCTGGACGAGTATACTGCATGACCAATTTAGCCACCGCATCATGCACTATATCGTCAATCTCTTCGGGCGACTTGTATAGATTCTTCTTACGAAGAACTGAATACAAAGTTACGCGGGCAATAGGTAACGCTTCAATGTAAATAAGGGTCAAGAGAGCTTGGCGTGCTCTCTCTTCCTTACATTCCGGCAGTCTGGTCAATAAGAGCTGCAGGAGCTGCAGATTGTGCTCGTTTGACATAGTCCTCAAATTGCGCAATCATGTCTTTGGCGCGGTCAGACTGCTCAGGTCGCTCTAGCACTACCAGATTGAAGCCATACCTACTAGGGTCAATGGCGCTAATCTCATAGCATACGACGCCCAAATCTTCCATAGGAACTATGCGCATCTCTTCTGTGTATTCAAGCTTTGCATAGTCAAGAATTGCATCAATGAGCTTATGTACCGGCTCAATCTCTGGCGGATACAACTTCAACTCATGCGCGTCCATGGGCCTGTCTAGGTGAATAAGAAGCTCTTCAATCACCCACGGAAAGTCAATGTACTTGGCTTCAGGTACATACAAGAAGGGCTTGCTCGCATCAATGTCCTGTGGGTGCTCACTAGCTAAGAGACACTCATAGACGGGAGCAAGGTACTTTCTGTTATAGATGGTGTCCTCGGTGAGAATCCTAAGGTAGTTCTTTCCATCAGTAAAGCCGCCCGGAACCGGCTTGAATCCTACTAGTCCTGCTAGGTCAAGCAGAGTCTGGAAGGTGGCTACTACCTGTTCATACCTATGACTACGATTGAAGAAGGTGAACATCTGCACACCTCCTCCTACAATTTCCTTCATAAGCGCGGAGCACAACCACGTACCTGCATCTACTTCAAGAGTAGACAGATTATTATTGGCTTCTCCGTGCATATACTCAGACAGTTCCCTGAGTGCTCGTCCTCTCGATAAGTCTTTGATGCCTTTCATCTAAATGTACTTCTCCTTAGGTATTCGGTTTATACTAATATAATAATCGGGGTGACCCGAGATGTATGATGTTTCTCCTTGTTAAGACCCTGGGCCTTCCTTCCCCAGGGTCTTTCTTTCTCTATATCCAATTAGTGGGAGACTAACTACATATGAAGAATAACTCACATTCTAGGTTCCGCACTACGGTTGCCTGGAAGAAGTTCAGAATGGTGTTCGTCCCTCTACATAATAGTCGCTGTGATTGCTGTGGCGTGCACAAGAAGGGCTTGCAGATTCACCATCTCTTTCCCGATGACTATGAGAACTTAGACCCTGCTAGATTTGCTTTGTTATGCTCGGATTGCCATAGCATGGTTGAGAAATTAGCTAAGAGGTTGAATGGAAAGAAAGCCCATACTATTCTCAATTTGCCGCAATGGCTTGCTCTGTATGGTCCGTTTCTTCCTCAACATTCTCCCAATGATACCCTGCCGCTATCTTCTTCGGATTCTTCAACGCCTTCCTAATGCAGGACGGAGTCGCTCCCGTTTCTCTGCTGGCTGCCTTGACTGTCTCAAATTCTTTCTTAGTCTCCACACAACGTACACGATGAGCCATTCCGTTGATACATCCTTGTCCTTTCCGTGAGTCCGTTGAACGCAGCAATGGCTTGCTTGCTAATTGCGAAGATTTCTTGGCTTCTTCCTCTATAACAATCTTCATTACTTTCTTACGCCATTCTGCTAAAGACTGCTTAGCTGTTGGGTCGTTTCCCGTATTTGCTACTTGGCAATGATAGACTTCTTCTTCAGCAAGCCACCGAGCTAAGTCTCTCAATCGAGGAGGTGCCTCATCTTGTCCTGCTCGCAGTACCGACCGGACATTATGAAATCTGAGTCCATCGGACCAATATTGTTTCTCTACGTATTCCATAGTAAGATTAGTATACGAATTGCTCCCGAAGTCTTTGTTGATGAAGTCTAAAGTCAAGCTTATACTAATTAGAGACAGGCTGAACATTATAGTGTAGGATGTTCATGGGGGCCTTTACTACATACGGTCAGAAACATAAATTAGCCCACTTGAGGCCTATGTTGTATTCCTTCTGACCGGGGAGTATGGCGTAGGCCTCTTTATTTATACGCGGGAGCATATATGTTGTACAAAGTGAGAATAAATTATTTAGGGATAATAGATGGAATCCTCAACACTCAAGAATGGTATTATCGTACTAGATGGCATAAGACAGGCTCTATACTGAAGTCAAAGCAATGGGAACGCGGTCATTTGACCTTGACCCACTGGGGTAATTATCAGGGCCAGCCTATAACTTCCTTCTCTTATACCACGATTTGTAGAAAAGTAAAGGACCTCGTTATAGCACGCTCAGATTTAGAGAGGACCCATACCGAAGACGCCCTTGTGTTGTGGCTGCCCAGAAGTCCTGAGGATTACGTAAAGACATGGGGTGATTCTGACTATGTTATTTGCTCGCATACCGAAGGAACCCTAACCAAATTCTTCTACCTCAACGCCCCTAAACTTCTCTCCTATCTGAAGGAAGCTCTTCATGCGGTAGATTGGGAAGGAAATAAAATTCCGAGGTCTATGGTCCATATAGAAATGCTCCGACTAGATGGATTACTCAAATTGGGCATCGTGGAAATGATTGACACTTGGGACGCTAAGAGCGGGTATGTAACCATAATAGAGAATAACTCGCCCTTTGAGACCCCTCCTCACTTTAGAGGTCCCTTCAAGCCGGGGACTTGTTTGACAATCAATCTATGGAAGAATGCGACGGAGACAACTACTTACTGGAATTCTTTCCGATTGATGTCTCATAATCAAGACCGCTCTAAGAAAGTAGTAATAACAGCTGTAGATACTGGGAAATCACACCAATATGACTCCCTGACCAAGGCCGCAAAGAATTTATCACAATTAGGGAAGAAGGTCACTGTGGCGCAAATCTCAAATTGCCTCAAAGGTAAAGCCAAGACCTTCAAGACAGGTAGAGGAAAATGCACCGCAACTCTTCTGTAGCAGCATAGAATTTATGTAAATGTAATACATTTGTTGGGATTCCATCAGGGGCTATAAGATAATGTATTACATTTACATAAATTCTATGCTGCTATAGGAAGTGCCAATATGAAGGAGGAATCAAATGAGTACGCACACATTTCGCTCTAAGGGACTAGTTGCTTATGACCCACCTTGGCATCCAAGCCATAAGGCTAAAGAACCAGCTAGTCACAACCTTGCTCCCTTTGACCTAGAAGGGTGGGGGAAGAATGCTAAGGGTAACCCCAAACGCTCCTGGTGGTTATCTAATGGCAAGTATCTAAGTATCACGCTATTCATTCGGAAGCGCCTAGTGGCTTATTGTGTATACTATGATGGAGAAACCACTTTCCCAACCGGTGAATTCAAGTCATGGGCATACGCTGCAATAGCCGCCGAAGAGCATGCAAAGCGATTAGGTGTAAGGGAGAAGCTACTATGACCAAAGACGACTTTGAGCAGTTTATCTGCGCAGATTATGACCAAGCCATTGATGCCTTAGACGTTCCCGAGTGGGAACCGGAGGATTATGTGGAACCAAGGACAGCATTGGATTTACCCGAGAATTGCCGCATAGCATTGGCTTTGTACGGGCATTATATCACCTTAGGCATAGAGAGAAAGATTGAGGAGCAAGCACAGCACATTAGGGATAGCTTTGGTATTGAAGCAGACGACTTCATAGCAGACCCAGAAATAGGCCGCATTGAAGACCTCTTGTTTGAGGCGGAGTAACTTGTATATTAGACAAAGAAGGAAGGAAACATCATGCCAGAATTGATTGAAGGAGATGAGTGGGGCGCAGCGCGCTACACGTATGAAGAGGCTAAGGAGTATGCTGATGAGCGCTACAAGAACGGGAACTATAAGACTCCCTTCAGTGGCGCGCCTGGCCAAGTGTGGGTGAACGCCTACAATCCAGCTCTCAATGGTCCTAGGTTCGTATTGGAGCCTGAGTATAGACTCTTGCTTGAGAAGCCAGAAGGACTCAAGGGAAAGTCATATTGGGAAATGGGAATCTATAAGTGGAGAGACGCTCTCAAACTAGGGTATGAGCAGGCTCAGGTACGCGCACTCAATGGAGAACAGGCTCTACAGCATGTAGTAGCCGCCATGGCTTACTTCAAGAAGGCATACCCCACAAGCAAGCTCAATGATGACCTCAGGGCTATTGCAGACATCATACTCAAGTTGGTATTGCCGCTTGAGCGTAAGAGTAAGAAGGAGATAAATGAATGAAGTTCTACGAAGTACTGAAGATGCTGGATGGAGACCCAGCACATACACTCTCAATGTATCGCACAGGCTGGAATGGTATTCAATCCGGTAAGAGGATGAGGGTGTCTATTCAACGCCCAGATGAACATTCAGCCAATACCGAGCCGTATTTCTATATGCAGTCGGTAGTAGCAGAGAAGGAAGGGCCTCGCAATGCGCGTTGTCCTTGGGTCCCATCAATGTTGGACTTCTTTGCCACAGATTGGGTAGTTCAATACTAAAGAATCTAAGACCTGACACTAAATAAGAAGACAAGGAGACTCTATATGAGTTGGACTCTTAGTGAAGAGTATAAACTAGAACGTAGACTAAAGAAGATTGAAGAGCTTGGTCGATTGGGAAGTACATATTTCACTGACGTCTTTGGTTACGTATACGTGAATGACCGCCTTACAGGAAAGCACGTCAAGTTGCATAGATACTTCTGGGAATTCTATAATGGGCCCATACCTGAGGGTATGATTGTTCATCATAAGAATGGGAATAAGAAATGTAACTGTATAGCTAATTTGGAGCTTTGCACTAAAGAAGAACATAACTACGAGAAACATAACAGGAGCGAAGACGTCGCAAGAATTTGGGCCAAGCGCTCTAGAGAAGAGCGAGAACGAATAACCTTACCGGGCAGGCAAGCATCGCCTAGCTGGAAGAAACACAAGGAGAAACAATGAGACCACTGTTCACTATCGGAATTCCCGCATTCAATCACTTAGACCACATGCCAATGACTCTATCGTCAATTGCCATTCAGACTCTCAGAAACTTTGAGGTCGTTGTTTGCGACGATGGTAGCCCGGATGGCGAAGGATTCAAGGCTCTCTGTGAGAAGATGTCCGACATGTTCCCAGAGCCCATCCGTTACATTAGGTATGATGAGAATAGAGGAATCGGAGTCAATAGACAGAGGATTCTAGAGAACGCCAAGGGCGAGTACATCACTATGGTGGACTCTGACGACCTTCTATATCATTGTGAGGTCTTGCAGGTCGCTGCTATGAACATTCTCAAGCAGCGACAAGAGGGTAAGATTATTGATATTGCCCATATGCGCTTTATGGAAATGCACGAGGACGGTAATCGTAATCTGCATATGCCCCAGGACTGCGGCTGGATACACTCGAAATTCTACCGAATGGACTTTCTCAAAGAGAACGACATTGTATTCCCAGAATACAAATTCTACGAAGATGGGGCATTCAATCACGTAGCAACTCGTCTTGCCAACCAGCAGCTCTACATAGATGATATCGGTTATAGCTGGGTCTGGTCGCGGGATTCCATCACACGTGGACAGGATTACCTACACGTCATGCTTCCCTACTACGCAGACTCCTTCCTCAGAGCCTATAAGATTCTGGAGCCTAAGAAAGGCCGCGAGAATGTCCTTGACCTTCCAGCAGCAACCCTTTGCCAGAACTACTACTATCTACAGGGGCTTGAGAGACGCTATCCCGAGGACGACCTCTGCATTCAGGAGACCTACAAGGTACTCAAAGACGTTATTGAGACCACTAAGATAATTGACACTATCAATAGTGACGACAACAAGTTCCTGTGGTTCCGCCAGATGCTTATGAATACACAGATGGGCCCCATGAATCAGGATATGTTCGTAGTAGAGCATGTGGCATTCAATCCGTGGTTGCAGCAACACTTCGGAGTATCCATCAAGAAGCTTGAACTGGGGGCACAGAGAGACTATAAGTTTACTCCGCCTCCCAGAAGCATGTACGATGATTTGACCACCAAGCACTAAACCCAGAAATATCCTAATTCTTTATTCTATAATGAATTAGGATATTTCTTTTATTTTACCTTTCTGCGGGCCCTTGGGATATCATATATACAAGGAGCAGCAAATGACCCAAGAGAGGAAGGAAGACCTTGCCCAGCAAATTGAAGCTGAGGAGGCTATGAAGCACCTCCTTACCTTAGAGCAAGCCAAAGCAATGGTCAAGAGGGATAAAGAAATCTACCAGCAATGGGTAAAGAATCCCCGAGACCCCGCTCTGAATTATTGGTTCCAGTATATGAAGAAGGAAGGTTGGACCAAGAAGGAAATGAAACGGCGCCTAGGTGGGAAGGAGTAACAAATGAATACCAAACCTGCGGATGAAGTCAGTGATGACATCTGTCAATGGCCGTCTCCGTATGATATTGGAGGCCTAGATGTGGAAGAGACTGAATACCCGCTCTCCAAGGCCGCTATGCTGGAGGCCACAACTTACACAGAACTGGAAGTAATGGGTATTTGGGAAGATGACCATGAGCCCTGTCTGGGTATCAGAGCCGTCACAGACAAAGGGGCAGAGGTTTACTTTGCTCGCCTCTACTGTAACGCCAAGTACTGGTATCTCAGAGAGGATGACATAGAGAAGACAGGCGCGAAGGTTTGTCAAGATATGAAAGATGAAATTCTTAGCGTGAAGGAGTAGCAAATGACTGAGAACGCGCGCAAAGTTCAAGAAAGAGCGGTATCTATCGTAACTAACATCCTTGAGGACCTTCATGAAACGGATGAAGCGCTGGATGAAGCCTTGGAGGCTATAGGAAGCGAGGTAGAATTCTCCTCCCAAGACTATGAAGACATCCGAACTTTGGATTGGGATACTGGAGTCCTACTGCCGGCTTTGGCAGAGTATCTCATAGCAAGCGGCTATCAGGTCACAAGGAAGGAGTAACAAATGGGTATAATCGAAGTCAAAGAGGCCTCCCGTGAGCAGGTTATTCAGATGCGGGAGACATATAAGACCGCATTCGAGCATACCCCAGATAAGAAATGGGCTCTTGCCTGCGCTCTTGCTATTGAATCCATGATAGCAGAACATCCGGATGCGAACCCTTTCAGCGAAGAGATGGCGTCTCAGACTAGAAAGCATATGAAGCAGACCATCGACTTTCTTGTTGATTTTAGACTCAAAGACCTAAATGAAATGTTTGCTGAGATAATCAACTAATAAGAAATTCAAGAAATAATAAAGGCCCCAATTACGGGGCCTTCTTTATGCTCTAATGACTTTCTGGTGGGTCAGGTTTATCTTCCAGTTCCCTGCCGTGCTTGAAGTCTGTGGCTTTATTTCCGGCCACATACGCTACAATAATACCCGCTAGGGCAACTGCAACGCCTGAGAACCACGACAACTCTACCTTAGCAATCAATGCGTAGGTCAAGTAAGCCGCGGACCATAGAGAGAACCACAGCGTAGTACTCTTGACTTTACTCTTTCGTTTCAGCATTGGTAGCCTTCTCATGCTCGTCAATAACGGCGTCTATGTACATCCATATCACGTCTATCAAATGTGACCAGGAGTCAATATCGTCTTCTCGATGCTGAGTATATAGTTGTTCAATGTACCTCTTAGCATCCATCTTTAGCTTAATGCGTTCTGTGTCGCTCATACTGCCTACTTGATTATCTGAGTCGGATGCGCAAGCGCCCAGTAAATAAGACCAACAATACCCGTGAGAATCAATCCTCCCACTACGCCAGCTGCCCATTTGAGCACCCTAAGAGACGCGGCTCCAGGAGCCCCTTCTAGAGTAGAAACCCTCTTGTCCAATGACTTGAGAGCCTTCTCATGGTTACTCACCATGGAAATTACTCCTCGTCCTGTCGTCTCGAATTGCATGAGCTTGTGTTCTTGGTCGTCCGTGACTTTGAGAGCCTCAGCAGCATCATTTGCAGCAGAATCCGCACTACATGCAGCAGCTTCAACCTGAGCTTCCAGACGGGCAATAAGAGAGTCAACTTTAGATTCCAGTGCCTTACTAGATGCTGCATGAACCAACTCCATGGATTCTATCTTTGTTGCTATGTTCTGTTCTGTAGATTCAACCTTAGCTATTAGTTTAGCTAAGGTTACTTGAAGGTCAAAGCCCTTGTTTCTCCTGTCCGGGCCCTCGTAATCATCAGTCATAATGTAGTCCATCCTTTGCCTCGGCTAATAACTCGTATTAGTTATTATCAGTTGAAGTGAAGCACCACATTGGCCAATCCAGCACCAGTCCTGCCAGTAAGAATGTGACCAATCTCTGCCCAATGCTTATCCGTAGAGAACGGAGTAGTAGGAGCAGCCTCACCAATAGCATAACCAGCGGTGGTATTAGCGTCTGTAGACCACAGTGAACGGGCAAAGTCACCAGCATTGACAGTGCCTACGAAGTAGACCTCAGCAATGCCGCTGACTACCATCCAAGCCGCAGCAGCGTTAGCTACGCCATCTTCATACCAAACACCCGTAGTATAGGGATTATTGACCGGAACTAGGACTACAGAACCATTGGTAGTACCTGGAGTGACGAGCTGACCCTTTATAGTAGCTGCACCAGTATAATTGAGTACCTTGACTGCTACGCCACCGGTTGGAGTTAGCATTACGTTGCTACCAGCGAAGACTGATGTGTTAGCAGTACCGAGCTGGATGCTATTAGCTACTGTTGCATTAGCATCTGTACCGATGGCTACTGCGTTAGCAGCGTTGGCTATAGAAGACCATCCAATAGCAATACCGCTAGGCGCTGCGGTCTGAACCTTAGAGTTAGGTCCAATAGCTATACCCTGGCTGGCACTAGCTTTAGCCCCAGCTCCAATAGAAATTGTATTAGCGTTGCCGGCATTAGCAGACCGTCCAATAGCAATACCATTCACACCTACTGTTGGTATGGATACGAGGTGCCCAATACCCAAAGCATCATCTCCGGAGACTTTGCCACCTATAGCAAGAGCATTATTAGCTGTAGCGACATTGGCGACGCCTCCTAAAGAGATTGCTAAGGAATAGCCGCCGCCACTATTAGGAGTGGCCACTGCTCCAAAGCCCAAAGCTGTAGAGGCAGCTCCAGCGTACGTGGACCCACCTACGGCCGTGGCAGAGGCTCCGTTAGACCAAGAGCTATTGCCAATAGCAATAGAGTTTATACCACCAGCAGCTCCATTTCCTACCGCAGCTAGGGTACCTATAGCAATTGCGTTGGGAGCAGAAGAAGCGTTAGCTGAAGCAACCAAAGCTCCCTGCCCGATAACAATTGCTCCGTTGGCTGCGGTATTAGCAACAGAAGCAGCAGTAGCTCCAGCTCCAATAACAATTGCGCCAATAGCATTGGTATTAGCTAAGGCTCCTGCATTAGCTGCAGCACCTCGACCCAATACAACAGCATCTGTAGCGCCAGCATTAGCCAGAAGACCAATAGCAATTGAGTTTGCTCCACCTAAAGAAGTGTTAGTTCCGAGAACAATACCGTTTGCATACGCAGAAACAGCGTTGGAGCCTAATCCAATAGCGGACTGACCACCTACCGTAACGCCTCTACCAAAGCCTAGACCAAAGTCTCCGGAGACTGTAGTACCAGCACCAAAGGCTACTGAGCGATTACCATTAGCAGCCGAGCCATAGCCAACAGAGGTTGCTAACACGCCGGTAGCTGCAATATTGACTGCAGCACCAATGGCTACTGCTGAAGTAGCCGCCGCATCAATAATCTGGCTTTGGCCCAATAGAATTCTAGCAGCATTAGCAATGAAATTCGTAGCTGTATAGGACAGGTTGGCGTCACCAGAAAGACCATTAGCCGCATTACCTACTCCAATGAAGGTGGAGCCGAGAGTAGCACTACCGCCGGCGGAAGAGATAACGTTAGTTGTAGCATTGATTGTTATGGTAGTTCCATCAACCTTGACACCGCCAAGTACCGTAGTGCTAGCGACAGGAAGGCTATAGGGAGTCGGGTTAGGGTTGGTGTAATCAATCTGACCATTAGCAGCAATGGTCATGTTGGGGCCAGCTATGACACCGCCGAGCTCTGCGTTAGTAGCAGCAGGAAGTGTATACGGGGTACCTACAATAGCGTCAATGACTACATAGCCCGTTCCAGGAACAATAGTTACGTTCGGGCCATTGGAGAGACCAATAATCCAATTGTTAGCGTTGTCTACTAGAGCGTAGTTAGCATTAGGACCAGCTTCGTAGTTCGTAGTAGGACTATTGATTTGGATATAACCAGCGGCAGAACTAAGGGTAATACCGGAACCAGCCTTGAGGCCCTTGACAACAGTATTCACCGAGTCAAGAATGTTCTGGTCTGCTCCGGCTCCTGCGGCATAGGTTGGTCCTTTATTAGCATCAACCGTGACATATCCCGCACTAGACGCCAATGTGACGTTGCTGCCCGCCTTGAGGCCCTTGATAACTGTATTAGCAGCATCCAGAATGTCCGCATCTGCTCCCGCTCCTGCGGAATAAGCAGGTCCACCACCCGTTGATGCAATAGTAATAATTCCGCCTGCATTAGACATAGTAATATTGCCACCAGCGGTCAATCCACGAATGATTGAGTTGGTAGCGTCGAGAATAGGCTGGTCACCACCACCAGAGCTATACGCAGTTACTGAAGCGTCAAGCTTGATTCCATCATTGACAATAGTCGCGGTGACATTGTTGCCATTGACTAACGACCTGATTCGATTGTTAGCCGTATCATAGACCGCTACGCCATTGACTCCAGAAGTCGGGAGAGAAGGAATAACGGCAGTGTCAGTAATGGTTATGGCGTTTCCAGTTCGTACCACTGAGATATTGGTTCCAGCATTGAGGCCATAGATAACATTGTTGGCACTGTCGTATAAAGGAACTTGTGTACCTGAGCCTACTGACGGTAGACTGGGGATGACTGCGGTGTCGGAAATAGTAATAACACCATTAGCCGCCTTAGCCACAGAGATGTTAGTCCCTGCGTTGATAGCGGCTATAGCGTTGTTCGTTGTATCATAGACAGCAACTTGACCCGCAACCTGAGAAGGAAGAGTCGGAATGACAGCAGTATCAGCAATAGTAAGTGCACCATTGACTGCTGTAACGGAAATGTTCGTCCCAGCAACTAAGCCCTTGATGACATTATTCGCCGAATCAAAGACTGCAACACCATTAGCTCCAGAAGCCAAGTTACTACCGATAGTAATGACATTGGCGTTAGCGGATAGAGTAATACCATTAGCCTGCTTGAGACCACGGATTACACTATTGGTTGTGTCGAGAATATTGACATTAGCAACAGTACCAGGGCTATACCCAGCACCTGAAGAAGTGATAGTGATATACCCGCCAGTAGAGGACAAGCCTGTACCAGGACCAGCGGTCAATCCCTTGATTATTCCATTAGCTTGGTCGTAGATGTCCTTCTGGGCACCAGGACCGGGAGTTAGATTAGCATTAGAGCCACCACTCCCATTATCTATCCAGATTCCACTCATTGATAACTCCTATTAGCGAAAGGTCGTCTCACGGACTACGAAATGAACTGTGCCAGAACCAGATGCTGCTACTAATCGAAGCCCGCCAACCGGAGCTTGCAGACCACCATCAACAGTAGTCTTAGCCGGGTCGGAAGCATCAGCTGAACCATACGGCCAAGCCTTCCAGACTATAGTACCAGAGGAACGAGGGTTATCAAGAGTGTATTCAATTGAGGCTACTACATCACCACTAACCGTGAGTGACACGGAGTCGCGATAATAGCCAGCGTGGGGTACAACCACGAGGTCTGGACTGATTACTCCGTCCACGACATCGAAGTCGCCACTCCAAAGATAGGAAAGTCCGTTCTGAACGGACTCTGTGGGGGTCACATAAGTCATCATATCTCCTTGTGAGCTGTTCAGCGTCACAGTAAGCAAGGGCCGTTTGATTAGCACGCTTGCTGGTCATTATATATAGCTCGATTATCCATAAGTTATAGTGTTGATTATATAGTAATTTGTGCCGTCACAATACATATCTACGACTGTTTGTTTACTGGCTCCCGCTGCAAGAGAGATTATCTTATTAGTATTACCGGTTGTGCCAGCTATCTGGACATTTGACAAGGTAACCTGTGTTGCTCCCGATGCATGCTTGATGTGAAGGAGCTTACGAGTACAATAAGCGTTAGTCAAAGTTATTGTAGTATCATAGACATAAACGTTGGCTTGCATAACTGCGAAGTCGGATTTATGCCAGTCTATGGTAAGTGAATTCCCAGGAGTACCGAGATTATACTCAGTGAACTTAGTCTCAACAAGATTAGCTGCCCCAGTAACATTCATGTCGTAGCGAGTATTGGTGTTGCGAGTTACGGACCAACCAAAGCCCTTGTTACCCGAGTCAGGACCTGTTGCGAAGTAGAGACCCTGCGGCTGAGTAGAAGAATCAGTTATTGCTCCGTTGACTCCCAATACGACATAGCCGTGCGCACTATAAGGAGAAGAAGATAGATTGACTGATACCTCGCGACCAATGACTGTTGAATCATAAGTGTTATCAGCGAATGAGTTATGACCAATAACTGTATCCGAACCACCATAGGCGTAGCAATTTCGGCCCACCGCAACAGAATAAGAGTTAGCCTGACAGTAAGTACCCAAGGCTATTGCTTCTTGCCCAATCGCGTTGGATTGAACACCATAGACTACGGCTCCCATCGTGCTGCCTAATCCATCAGCAACTGCACCATACCCAATAGCGAGGCCCTTAGCATTGATAACAGAAGCACCAGCCAGCGCTACTCTCGAACCACCAGCTACTAAAGTCGTTCCATCAAAGGATAGGGCAGAAGAACCTACGAGAGTATTAGCGCTATTACCTACACCAATAAAGGTACTACCTAGTATCGTTGTAGCAGCCACTCCATTGATATTGACGCCTGCAACATAGAGGCTACCAGGAATATTGACTGTATGAGAATAGATACCTAGTTGAATGGTATTTGGGGTAGTATTGTATACCTCGGGGCCAATAGCGATACTAGAAGCAACAGCGTAAGCATCGGTACCAATAGCAATGCTATTATCAGATTGAGCGCTATGACCTAAGGAAATACCATCATTACCTGAGCTGGCTAAGGTTCCTATAGCGACACCATTTCCGGAGCGAGCTCTATTACCAAGAGCAACACCGCTATTTATCGCTTGGGCATCATTACCTATAGCGATTGGATTAGTTCCGGAAGTGAAAGCTGAAGGCCCTATAGCAATCGCATTGATGCTAGAAGCTACTGAAGACGATACTCCTAATGACAGATTGGACGCGTTAGCGAAGAACAAGGTACTGGAGTAGGTATGGTTAGCATCGCCAGATAGCTTGCCAGCCGCATTACCGACACCAACGAAGGTATTACTCAACGCTGGATACTGAGTAGCTGCGCTGATGACGCCAGTACCTGTAGCAGTAATAGTAGTACCGTCTACCTTGACGCCACCGAGAACTGTAGTCGAGGCTATAGGAAGTGTATACGGAGTTGGATTAGGATTGCTGTAATCAAGCACGCCAGCGACTATAGACAGGTTAGCTCCGACCTTTATACCACCTAAGACTGAACTTGAAGCAGTAGGAAGAGTGTACGGAGTGGGGTTCGGGTTGCTATAGTCGATTCGCCCATTAGCAGCTATAGTCAGATTAGGGCCAGCAATAACGCCGCCTAAGGTTGAACTGGTAGCAGCGGGAAGGACATACGGAGTTGGATTAGGATTGGTGTAGTTGAGAACGCCATTAGCTATACTAAGAGTAGTTCCTACTTTGATTCCGCCAAGAACCGTATCGGTAGCCGTAGGAAGGACATAGGCTACATAGTTACTGACATTGACGCCGTTGACATAAAGAGCACCAGGAATATTGACAGTGAAGGTATTGAGACCCAGCATAATCTGATGGTCTGTAGTGGTAGATACTCCATGACCTATAGCAACGGAATCCGTGTAATTGGCGTAAGCCTGAAATCCTAGTGCCACAGCCCCAGTATTGACAGCCCGAGACATATTACCTATCGCAACGGAAATACCTTGGCTATTAGCGCCAGCACCAATACCAATACCGTAAACACCACCGACTGCGGCTCCCGCTAAGGCAATGCTCGTTCCACCAGCAGATAACCGAATCCCGTCATAAGTGAAATCGGAGAATGCCGCAAGAGAGTTACTGGCGTCACCGCCAGCCACATGGTTAGCGGTTATCGCTGGAGTTCCGTAGGCACCATTGATATTGACGCCATTGACATACAGGTCGCCGGGGACATTGACTCGAGTGTATATAGTTCCTAGAGTCATCATATCATCAGCGGTGACTTTCGCCATATGTCCAATAGCCGTAGAGTTAGACCCAATAGCATTAGCATTAGAGCCAATAGCTATAGCGTTACCGCCAGAGGCCTGAGCATTATTACCAAGGGCAATTCCATTAGGAGAAGTAGCCTGAACTTGGGCGCCCTGACCTATTGCTACGGAGTTAGCTCCAGCAGCGAACGCATAATTAGGAAGGGCGGCATAAGCATTAGTGGTTCCTATTGCTATAGCTCCAATTGCATTAGCAAGAGTACCAACACCGATTGCTATTGCAGGTCCTCCGGCTGCGTTAGCAGAAACACCAATAGCTACTCCAGCAAATCCCGCGGAAGCAGCGCCTTGACCGATAGAAATTGATTCTCCATACTGAGTAGACGCTCCAACTCCAATAGCAATGCTGTTAGTGTTAGAGCCTGGAGTACCAGTAATAGAAGCACCTACACCTATGGCAATGCCGTTAGAGGTATTAGAGGCGGGAATAGAAGCACCTGCCAAGGCTAACTGAGAACCTGCAGACTTGAGGGTCTGGCCATCATAGGTGAGACTGGAGCTTCCATTGAGATAGTTTGCAGCATTACCTACTCCAATGTAGGTATTGTTTATGATAGGAAGGGCCACGGAACTGATGACATTGTTACTATTGATAGTAATGGTAAGGCCATCCACCTTGACCCCGCCCAGAACTGTAGTGGAAGCAGCCGGAATATCCAGCGTTCCATTAGCAGCTATGAGCATAGTAGGACCAGCTATAATGCCACCCAAGACTGAATGAGTGGCTATAGGAATATTCGCGGCGTAATTAGCGTTACCTGCGTTAGCCGCGTAGTTAGCATTAGTAGAATAGTTTGCGAAATTAGCATTGACAGCATACCCTGCATTAGTAGCATACCCAGCATTGGTAGCATTATCAGCTACTAAAGCATGATTGGCGTTATCAGCTATTAGAGTATGATTAGCGTCAGTAGCCAGATTAGCGTTGACAGCGTATCTCGCATTCCACGCCCAATTAGCAAGATTAGAGTAGGTAGCAAAGTTCGCATTGACAGCATACCCAGCATTGATAGCATAGTCGGCATTCGCCGCGTGAGCTCCATCTGTAGAATACCCTGCGTTAGTAGCATAGTCGGCGTTAGCTGCATGCAAAGAGTTATTAGCGCTATCAGCCTGTATAGCATGGTTAGCGTTGTCAGCTTGCAGAGCATGAACAGCATCACCTGCGTTATTAGCATAGTATGCGTTAGAGGAGAAGTTCGCATAGTTGACAACTGAGTCAGACGCTGCGTTAGTCAACACATACGCTGTAGTAGGAACTACGACATTAGAGGGGGACGAAGCGTCGACTACTGCTACCTTATTGACATTGGACAAGTACCTAAGCCAGCCGCCTACCACATGTCCATTAGCGTCTACAGAAGCAAAGGCATTAGTAGGCGCGGGTATGTTGATACCAATAGTGTCCATATTCTGGGCGACACTACGACCAATAGTAATACCATTACCCGCAAGCAAGCCAGCTAAGGACTGATTACCATCGAATATGTCGATTGAGCCAGTAGCAATAGACTGATATAGCTTCTTCTGAGTACCAGAGATGTCTATGTTAGCCTCTAAAGACAACATACCATTGGCGTAGCCTGTAACCAACACTGTGTTAGTATTGACGAAGGCGCCAATGGTATTCCCTAGAAGAATAGGGACTGAGTTAGGTACATTAGCTGCATTGATAGAGGAGCCGGCCGCATTGACAGCATCCCACAGCTGCTGAAGAGTCCTTTGGGACTCCGCTGTGGCTTGTCTGGTGTCGCTGTCTGTAGGTAAAGCTCCTCCTACCGAAGAATATCGGATAGGAAGCTCAGCCATTTACTTTATTCCTCCACCCCAGTTATTGGGAGGCTGCATCGCCGT